TACTGATTCATATTTTGCTTTATAATCTCCAATAGATTCTTCTGTTACAAGTTGAAACTGTGAGTCTACTGAGTTGTTTGAGTTATGAGTCGAAACTTCACCAGTTGACTGTTGAGATGATAATGCTGCTGAAGCTGTAAATAATCTTCCTGCTGCTCTAGCACTAATGAATTTTATGTCTGACGGTATGTTTTCTGCTGTTGCTTCTGTGTCTGAGTATCCAGCTTTGTAAGTAATTACAATATTTTGTAATCTTATATCAGACCATCTTTTGTTATTTGTTCTTTTAATTTTTCCTGTTTGTTTGTAGGCAACAAAATGTTCTTGATTACCTTCTGTATAAAGAACTGCGTCCTCATACAGTGAAGTGATTGAAACTATTGGTGCTACTGAAGTAAATAACTCTTCTTGATTAGAACCATCAAATGTATCGACTACAGCTCCGTTATATTCGAGCTCATAGCCAACAAAGTTTTTGATTGCTGCATCTGCTGCTGGTATAAAAATATCAGTAATGTTTGTTTCATCACTTGCTGAAACGTCTATACCAATAGCCTTTTTAACGTCTGAGACAGAAGAAAGTGCCATTGGCTAAACCTTACTTGTCTTCTACGTCTTCTGGCTTAACAGCTTTATTTTCAATTGATTTTTTGGTTGACTTTTTCTTAGGAGCTTCTTGAACTTTAGAAGCTGCTTTTTTAACGCCCCAACCATGCTTTGCTAGGTAATCTGAATTGTACTCATGACCTTTTTTAGCAATCTTTGAAGCTTGACCATTAACACCGGAAACATCTCCTTCATAGAGACTACCGTCTGCTAACTTCCAAATATCATTTTCTACTTTTATATATTCCATTTTTTTTCCTTAATAAAAATTTATCAGTTCTATCTGGGGTAGGGTTACTACCCCAGATAATAATGAACTAATTACATGTTTGTAATCTTACAGAAAGCTGACTGTCTGTAAACAGCAAGACCGACTCTCATTGTCGCTCTGATAGCTAGTTTTCCTTTGAGGAAAAAGTCGCTATGTGAGTCTGATACTGCAAGGTCGAGACCTTGTCGCATCACAACGTGAGCTGCTTCGCCACCACCGAATTTACCAACAAGTACTGTACCTGCTGAAATTGCTGTGGAAGCTACAACTGGTAATCCCCAAATTCTTGGAGTTACATCGGTACCAAAGCCACCAGCAACCACAAATAGTGGATTCTTAGCGGCAGCACCAGATGTTGTAGTAGCGACATCAGTAACAGATGTTACGATGTCATACCAGTCTGATGGATGCATGATTATAGCATCGGGCTCAACGAAAGCGTTTTGCCTAATGTCTGTAATTGCTTGGTAGATTTGTCCAACCTTACCAAGTTCTCCTGCATAGTTGCTATTATTGTATCCGGATATACCAGATTTTGTTAATATACCTTCCATGTTTGGTGCAGTACCGTCTCCGGAAAGGAGTTGGTTGTCCAAACGTAGTTTCATCATTGTGCCTAGTCTTGAGTTGACATAACCTTGAATTCCATTTACATCTGCTAATAACTCTTCTGTCACAGGCAAGAAAACGCCAACCTTACGGATTGGTGCAGTTTGTTCTGTGAAGTCAAGTGCTGCTTCTGCTGTTGTAGCTTCTTCAGCTTGTTCAGCAGCAGCATTAGTGAAAGTAGTTTCTTCCATGTATGCAAATGAATTTTGGCTTGTTTCAATTTGGTCGAATAGACCAATGACGGCATCTGGGTCTCTAAGAGCTTTTTCTAAGATTCCCGGTTGTCTTAATGTTTCCGGAGGAAAGGATGCAGAAAGTCCGGCACCTAATGTTGCCTTTTCACCATATGCTGGTGAGAACTTTACTGTTGAGTCTACACCTTTAACTCCATCTTCTGTATAGCCTTTATAAGCATCAGAATTAACGAATGCTTGACCTACAGTAGACGGACCAGCTTGTGGTTCTTCTGATGCATAAACTTCTTGCTCCATAGCTTTTTCATTTTTAGCTTTGGTACGCTCTAAGTTATCTGCGTCAATAAGACCAGCAAGCTCAGTGTTAAGACCTTTGATTTTTTCTTTTGCTTCTGCGGTATATTTACCATCAGTTGCAGAATCAAAAGCCTCTTTTAACTCAGCCCTTACCTTGGAAATGTTATCTTTATTATTTGTCATTTTTTTTATCTCCAAAATAAATTTATACTTATACTTCGTCGTCTAGTTCTATTACAAGAGAATCTGCAATTAATGCTTGTCCCTCTGCGAATAAAGCGTCTATCTCATCATCAACTTCTTCTAAAGAAGGAGCTTCAGTTTCGACTTCAACTTCAGACTCTTCGGTCTCAGAATCAGAATCATCTTCAACGGTTTCTTCAACTTCGACAACTTCTACTTCAGCTTCGGCTTCAGCAACTTCTACGTCCTCTTGAATTTCTTCAACAGGAGCTTCCATTACTGGAGTTTCTTCTTCAGCAGGAGTTTCCTCAGTCTCAGAAACATCATCTAAAATAGAATCTATTTCTGTCCAAGCGTCATTTAAGTCCTCTTGAACTGCTCTAAGAGCAGAACTAGCATTCTCCGATATTACTCTTCCATCTTTTTCACGTAAGACTGAAATTGCTTTCGCTCTTACTATGAGGCTTTCTAATGCTGCAAGCACATCTTTGACCTCGTCAGAAAAACGTTTTCCTGTCATGCTGGAATCGTCATCTGAAATCTCTAAACCTTTTGCCATATCTTTGGCACACTTGCCATCATCTCCATAAGAGCACTTGTCATACTTGACTTCTTCTTGTACATCTGCATGTTTTTCACAATTACAGTTGCAAGAAGAACTACCTTCTGACTCTTCTCCACCTTTGGAGTTGTTAGCAATCATTTCCTCATAAGAATCATGAGTAGAACATGGCATATAAACTTCTTTGCCATCCACTTCATGAATATGAGTTCCGGAACAACCTAGCTCTTCTGCTCTTTTTTGAGCATCTTCTTGGTTGTCAAAAACATCTTCATTATTAGCTGCTTTTTCTTCATCAATATTATCTGATTCGTAAACAGCCTCTTCGCCAGATTTAATAGCGAGTGTGTAAGTCTGTCTGTTAGCACCCACGAGTACTGGGCTAACTTCAAAGACTTCTAAATCTTTTAAGAAACGCACATCAATTTCATCTTCTGTGCCATCTTTTTTAAACTTACCGGATTCATAGTCATTTATTCGGAAACCGAATGACCATTCTTGTAGGTCGCCCATTTCTTTTGCTAGATTATAAGCTTCCCTACCAGCCTCAGTTTCCATAAAGAAACTTCCTGTGAATTTAGCTTTACTGTCATCTGAAGTTATGACACCTTTTCCAATTGGCTGGTCCCATTTGTGTGCAAACACCATAGGGACTTGGTTATCTTTGAATCCAGACTTTATTGAACCCGGAAGAACAACATCGCCGTCTGTGTCGACATTGTTAAAAACTGAAAATACAGCTTCTACACTTCCCTTTTCGTCATCAGTAGTTTTAAACTCTATTGATTTGTTAAATTTGTTATTTTCCATATCTCACTCGCTTTAATATACACCTTTCATATATCATATACTATTCTAATCTGTCAAATCGTCAGTGTTCTCTGTAATTAGGTCTATAGCCTTCTTACGTCGCTCATCTTCCTTTTTTTTCTGTTCATTGACAATTTTTTTCATTGCAGATACGCCAGATTTAGTTACGCCACCCCATTTCATGACAGCAATAATTCCATTTAAGCGAATGTTTCCTTGATGACGAGACATAAAACGTTCTCGTCTTTTTACCCAGCTAAGGACTGAAGAACTTCTATCTCCTGCCTTATACTTTGTCCAGTTTCTGTAGGCATCATTACCTGTGAATGAAGTAGGAGGGTTACCACCGGTACCAGCTCTTCTCCATATTTTCGGGTAATTCTTTTTTAAGTTATCTATATAAGCTTTATCTGGAAATTGTTTAAATTTAGAGTTGCTTAAACTAATTTTCTGATTATCTCCAGAGCTAGGAAAGTTTGTTAAATCTTTTGGAGCTTTAGACTCTTTACGCCAATCTTTAATCTTTTTTAATTTAGAAATTAGTTGGGTAACACTTCTATCAGTTTTCTGATGAGAGCCATCTTCCATAATTGCCCAAACCATCATAGTTGCTTCTTTCTTTTCACTGTTGACAGAAGTAACTACGCCATGCACTGTTGAAGGTGGGTCTGGGTCTTTATTGATTGACCAGCTAACCGTGTCACCAGTTTTTACTGATGCAGCTTTAGCTGATTTTTTTGAACTTAATGGATGACCACTTGGAAGTAAGTCTTGGTCAAAAGCTGTTCTTGGGAATTTACCTTTTAGTCCCTTAAGGAATGCGTTAACTCTAGCTACGCCCCATTGGGTTGCTGAAGAAACATTACCTCGCACTGAAGCTGGGTTAGTTCTATAGGCACCGACACCTCGTCTGAAGACAGCTGAAAGCATTCCATAACTTGCTCTATACTTTGGGTCTTTGGCATTGTGGTCTGCAACTTTCTTTTGTAATACTTTTTTAACCTTAGCTGATATTGGAGCAGCTTTCAATTCAATAGGAAAAAATGCAGATTCTGACGCAGTAAATTCCATATGAACATCGATAGCTACTGTCTTTTTTGTAGGTTTTCTTTTACCAATAGTTCTTTTACTTCTACGAACTTCTGGTTGAAATCGAGATGTGTTTAAAGTATCTTTTTCATCATCTTCCTCTATAGCAGGTGCAGAAGGGACGGGCACCTCATCTACTGAGTTCATAATCCCGGTATCACCTTCTGCCACTGCAATCATATTTAATGGTCTTAGGTATACGTCGTGACTATTGTCTGTGTCTAAACCTAAACTTCTTCTAGCTTCACCAACAGTAACAAAGCCACCCTGTACACCAGAGTTCATTGTTAATACTTGGTCTTTTTTATCGCTTGCTAATGCTCTAACTTGGTCTAAGTCAAAAGCACAAAAATATTCGTAATTATCTTTTTCAAAATTATCATGTAATAATTGATGTGAAATTTCTTGAGCAACTGCACTCCACATAGGAATCATTTTTTGTTCTGTGAAAAACTCTCTTAATTCCTTAGTATTGTTATACGTGGCTGCGTCTAATCCAGCTCCGAGACCGGCGAGAATCGCTGGGACTCCAAGTACAGAAGAAACTCTCTCTTCTGGCAATCTTCTTAATTGTTTAAGATTCATTTGTTCTGGTGTAAACGAAACTACGTCTACATCCATAGAGCCAGTCATAATCATTGGTGCTCCTCTATTGGCACCAGAGAATTTTGATTTGAAAGATTGAGCAATTGCTTCAGCTTCTTCTCTACTTGGTCCACCCATTGCGTCGTCTTTAGGACTTAAAATAACTCCCGGAACAGCCATGTTATGTAATAAAGCTACGGAAAATTGTCCAGCTGCTTCATCACCAGCTAGTTCTCTCATAACTGAGCGTAGTGGTGCGAAACCTCTACGATGGTCGTCTGGGTCCATACCTTGACGTACATGAACCATGTTTTCTCTTGGTATTTCTATATAGTCTGAATTTAATTGGTTGCTTTTTTGAACAGCGTGATATTCATAATGTGTAATTAATTCTTTTTCATTACCTCTTACTTTTACAAAAGAAGGCATTAATGGGACAAGCTGAACAACATTACCTTGACCGTCTTTGACTTTTAATAAGAAAGCATCACCGTGTGCAGATAATGAAGTAACTATATAGTGAGCAAGAATATTTCCAGAGATAAACTCATTTGGTCTTTGCATCAAAACTTCTAACGGATGATTAACGACTTCTGATTTACCTTGGTCTGTTTTTTTATAAACTTTTAACATTGGTTCTGCAAAAGAAGTTGCAAGAACGTTAAGACATGCGACTACAGCTGAATTACCAAGTCCATCACCTAATTCGTCTATTAATTTTTGCGGAAAGTAACCAGAAGAGGTATTGTGACCCCAAATAGAACCTTGAACTTGTTCATATTTATCAAGAGGTCCTCTTTTAACAATTAACCTATCTGGTGGAGCTTGCAAATATTCTGCTGCTCGCTTAAAAAAACTTTTATCTTCAGCCATTTAGTAAGCTTCCCATTTTCTCTTTGTTGCACTTTGTAAACAAGCGTACGCCAATACATCAACTATATCGTCGTGCTCTCCTACTGGAAAAGTTAGCAACTCTCTCTCTACTTGGAGAATCCAGTCTTTATCTTTTGGAAAGTATACTTGTCCTCTTTCCATCTTAGCAGACAAAGGAAGTGCTCGTGAACGCTTGTCTTTATCAGCTCTTAGTTCTTTGATTCTTAATCCTTCTCTTCTAGCAAACTGAACTATTGCTAATTGGTAACCAGCGCGCTCAATTCCTACCCATTCTAGATTATGTATTCCAACCATCCTTTTTATTTGAGGTACGATGTCCGGTGCTTCTATTCTATCTCTAAACATGTCTAGTAAAAATAGTTTATCATCTTCAATATTGTGACCAAATACACCTATAACTGTATAGTCAGCAGATTCTCTTGTGGAAACAGCTAAGTCAACAGTAGCGTATTTAACTAAATCATTGTTTATGTCGTATTTTTTACCATCCGCCCATACCGTTCCTACACCTTCTTTGTAATAATTAAACCAATCACTTTTAAATACTTGAGCACCTTCAGAGATAAAGTCAGCTAAATACTCTTGTGCAAAAACTAATTCACCTAAATCTTCTCTTGCTGACTCAACTTCTGCTGGGTCAATCATAGGATTTGCAGTAGTTGGATATTGAAATCTAGCCCAATCTTCTGCTTTTTCTGCTTTTTCCCATAATTTATAAAACCAATTGTCCATTCCTATAGGAGTACTGATGAATAATGCAGAACCTTTGTTTTCTGTAAGAGTAGGACGAAGTACTTCTGTCCAAGTTTCTTCTCTTACGAAAGCAGCCTCATCCATAACTAAAAAGTGTAAACCTTCACCACGAAGACGTTGAGGATTATCTGCTGATTTTACTGAAATTGAGCCACCACCGGGGAAATGTACAGTCATATCACCGACTTTTACATCTACACCAGCATCTTTTGGAAAAACACTTGCTGCTGCTACAACATCACGCCAACCAACTCTAGCTATTGCGAATGTAGGTGCAACCCACCAAACTCTACCACCTGCTAAAGCTTTTTCCATGCATAATTGCACACCAAGCCTCGATTTACCGAAACGACGACCAGCACATAATATTTTCCAACGTGCATCACTGTCTCTTACTTCTTGTTGTGGTTCATGAAGAGGTGGAAAGTCTATGTTAAAAGTTTTTTCTTTAGTTAACTCTGTCTCTTCTAATATATCTCGACTACCCATTATTACCTTAGTCTACTATACTTATTTACGGATATTCTGGGTAACTAGAGTCTCCTCTATTTTACTACTAATAACAATAGAAAAAAACTAGACCCCTCTTGCGAGGGGTTTTGTTTAAAGATTATTCTTCTTCTTGCTGTTTTAAAGCTTCACCAATATCCTTAATTAAAGACTTTTCGGATTCTGTGAGTTTACCGTAAATAGCACTTTCCCAAATTTCTGAGTAAAGAGACTTGTATTTACGATATATTTTTTTAGCTTTTTGTTGTTTCCACACATTGAGCTTACGCTTCAATGCAGTAACTGCACCAGCATAAGCCTTGTCTAAGAAAAACAACTTAAAAAAGAATTGTGACCAAACAACTGGTGTGTTTGAATCGTTGATATCAGAACGAGTCCACGTAATATGACTTTTAACTGAATAAACTAATTCAGACCAAGCTTTTTTAAAGTTACGTGTTTTGAATAGCCACCACGTAAAAGTACGTAGGTGTGACAACCAAGTTTTTTGGTCCCAGCCAATATGACCATACCAAAAACCTTTTTCTGCACCATTGTGAGAATGACCTGCACTTGGGTGTATTGCTGATGGATTACCTAACCAGTTGGTAAATTGATGAGCGTGTTTGTGACAAAGACGAAAGAAAAGAGTTTCCCCATCGTAATTGTCTACGAAATCACCATAACCACCGTTATAGCTAATATCTAATGCACCTTGGTTATTTGGTTCCAATGGTTCTGCGCACTTTGCACATTGTGTATAGTTTTTATCTTGGTCTGTATATTCAGACATACAAAAACCCCCTTTATATATTAAATTGAATAGCTAGATGCTATTTACTCTTCTTCATCATGGAATGGCTTAACTTCTACTTGTCCCATCTTTGGTTTCAAGTTTAAGTTTTTTGGTGCCATTGCGAGCCTATCGTCTATGCTCTTCATTGCGTCTAGCAAATCAACTCCAATAAGAGTTATACTGCCCTCTATAGGAACAGTAAATTTCTTTATCTTAATTTCGTTCTCTTTCATTCTTCTTCTAAAAATCTTTCTTTAACTGTGCATGCAAAATCATATGCATTGATACCATCTTTTAAAAGCTTCTCATGTACTCTTTCTCTAGCTTCATCAGTAGCATCTAATTTATCGTCTTCTGAAGAAAAGATATCAAAGTCAGCAATTGTAAAATGTATAACTAATTCTCTCATAACTTTAACTTCCAAGCTCTCCAAACTTTATTAGAGTAAACAATACCTTGTCCACCAGCTTGTATGTTACTAGACATTAAAGCCCAATTCCACATCAAGTTGTTAAACCATTGAAATCTGAATGCATAGTCTTCTCTATTTCCATCAATTGTTACCCACAACTGATATGGAAAAGAAAAGTAATCTTTGTTATCAAACCAGTAGTTTCCTGTAGCAAGTTTAGCTATTGCTTTATACAATAATGATTCAATCATTTTCATATTCACCCCAGTAACTATAGTCATATGCACTAACTCCAAAAATTGCAAAGAAAACTTTGTCGTGTATTTTCCTAGTAATTTTATAAACTAGTCTTTTTAAAACAGTATCTCTAGCATCAAGTCTTTCTAAGACAATTAATGTTATATTTCTAATGTAATTCATAATCTTTTCTTTCATATTACTATTGTATCATACATTGCAGAAAAAAGCAAATACTGAGACGATTTAATAATCGCCCCAGTTTTTTTGGTAAATTTCTCGAGCAATAGAACTTTGCTTATTCCATTTATCCCAATTTTTATCCTCACTATAAGGACTAAAGTTACCATTGTTGTGATTCGCACAAATCCAAAAATAAGATTTGTAGAATTGATGAGCATAAACTTGGTAACCCTTCTTGTGAAAAGTCTGACCAGTTTTATTGACTCGGTCTCCTCGGTAACGCATTACACCTTTACCGTTACACCAGCTCACTGAGCATTTTGCATTCGCCATAATTATTCCTCCTCGTTGTTGGTTTCTTGGGGATACCTAAAGATAAAGTTATCTCTGGCATCCGTCTTATTTTTTTTACTATATTCTCTTTGAGCTTTAGAAGCCCATTTAGAGAATGGTTCTAATTCATTAGCATAACCAAATACACTTAGCTCAATGCTGTCCATACCCACAACTTCGTATGTGTGGAAAGGGTGTTCACTCAGTCCTCTACTAATTTTTAATATGTCATAAATGAATTGTTTTTTATCGTTCATTTTATTCCTTTCGTTTTGTTTATATATTAAGTATACCACATGTCTAAAGATAATGCAAATTAAAAAAGAAATTTTTTTCATTTTGAATACGACTCTCCGAAGAGAGTCGACGATGGGAGGGTATCGACAAAAGTGTAATCTCTTGCGAGACTACAGCCGACTATATCAGTATACCCTCTTGTATCGTCCTCGTTTATGTCATCCAGCTGTTAACACTTAATTCATCACTATTTAAATAATGCTTCATGCTGTACGAGTTGAGTCTTTCCCAACAAGGACATAAAAAAAAGGGAGTTAATATTTTAACTTTTACTTAATCACTACATTTAGTATATTGCGTACATCACAATTTAGTCAATTCTTTAACTCCCTAGTGGAGGTGGAGGGATTTGCACCCTCGTTACCGTGATAATTGCGCTAAGCCCTTATAACGGTCTAACTAATTCACCCCCTAGTGGAATGAGGTGACGTGAATCACCAACACTGTCCCACAACTGTAATTCTAAGACTGTTGTCAGCCTCCCATCAGTTTAATACTTGAGTATTCTCCTAACTCGTGGCTTCATTCCTGTACACAAGTGTCTATTTCATGTACTTTCCCGGTTGTCCGAGAAATTTTATTTTACCTCTTCCACAATATAATTCACGACATAATCTATAAAACTTGACGAGAACATTGCTTTAGAAATTAATTCTAAACTTTCTTCTGAGTGCTTATCTTCTTCATCTCTTTTTGCAGGCATACCCTTGTTTAATTCTGTGTATGCATTAATAAGTTCATAAATTTCTTTTACCGTACATTTAAAATCTTCCGGCTCTTCAAGAAATTCTGAATCTTCGTATGGAATAATCATAAACTTTTGAATTAGCTCATTGGTAAATTTCTTTAAAGAAAATTGGAAGCTTTCTTTAAAGTCATCATGATTCCATAAACACTGACGAACATAATTCTTTTTTTCTTCAGTTGATAATTTTTCATATTTTTCAAAATTATTATCTAAAAGATTAAAAGTTAATTTTTGCAACTCCTTTGTTGTAAAGTCATCTTTGTAATTATCTTTAATCTCTAACTGGTTACATTCGTTTATAGAGTTAAACATAGCTACGTCCATGTAGTCCATAAAATCTTGTGAGTTTACATTAAAATCATCATCACTATATTCATAGAAGTTTCCAGTATCGGGGTCAATGTCTTGAACAACATCTAAAGTCTTAATAAAAGCATCACCAATATTTTGAATATTGTCTCTTGTTCTTACTGCCCAATAGAAACCTATAGCTTCTCTAACTTCTTTAGCTTTTTCTTCGTAATACTCATCTATAACGTGTTGTTTGTATAGCATTATTCCACTGACCCTTCTACTACTACTTCGCTCTTGCCGTATTTTTTAATATGCTCTGCATATGTTCTAAGGTGAGGTCTAGCGTTAGACAACATCCAATCAACCTTGTGTTCTGGTAATCCCATAAGTCTTGCAGTGTCTACAAACTTTTCTAACCACATTGGCTCTGGCTTAGAAAACTCTGCATGTTTTGGCGGAGTTATAGTTTTCTCTGCTCCACATGCCCTAGCTTCCACAGAGACGGCTTTATTACAGGTGACATAGAATTCCGGGTCTCCGTACTCACTATGAATCCAACCTAGCTCTATCCAGTCGTGTTCACCCCCTGCTCTACATTCTCCAACTTCTCCACGAGAAATCTGTCTAAGTTTTTGTTGTGTA